GGAGATCACTATGTCCTCGAATTATGAAAAATCGCAGCTGACGAAAATCCTTATTTCGTCACTGCCAACGACCAGCGACGCAATGGAAACCGCTGTCTATCTCGATCTGAGCTGCACTCTCAAAGAAGCGCAGTTCACCGGCGGGCAAAAACAGGATATTGACGTCACCACGCTATGCTCCACTGAGCAGGAGAACGTCAATGGTCTCCCGGCCCCTTCGGAGATTTCACTGTCAGGTAACTTTTACCGTAATGCTGCGCAGGATGCGTTGCGTGATGCGTATGACAACGACACGGTTTATGGCTTCCAGATCATCTTCCCGTCTGGCAATGGCTTTAAGTTCCTTGCCGAAGTTCGTCAGCACACCTGGTCTTCCGGTACTAACGGCGTAGTGGCGGCAACGTTCTCCCTGCGTCTGAAAGGGAAGCCGGTACCGATTGACCCGGCACTTAAACTGACCACTGATTTGCCCGCCGCACAATCTGTAGCGGTAGGGGCGCCGATCAGTATGGCGGTCGCCGCCGCTGGCGGTAAACTTCCCTACAGCTATGCCTGGAAGAAAGGTGGTGTCACCATCAGTGGGCAAACATCTGACACATTCAATAAATCCAGCGCTGTTTCGGGTGATGCGGGAGATTACACCTGCGTGGTCACTGATTCTTCTGCCCCGGTTAAGACAATTACATCATCAACTTGTACCCTTACCGTCAATTAATGGAGATGCCGGGTTGGCCCGGCATGCATAACAGATGTCGCAAAATCTGAAAAAATTAGCCATGGCGAAGATGTCAGGCTTTCGTCATAAGACGGTGGCGGTTCCTGAGTGGGAAGGCGTCGAAGTTGTTCTTCGTGAGCCGTCTGGCGAAGCCTGGCTGCGCTGGCAGGAAGTAGTGAAAGTCGGTGCTGACGATGAAAATGTGTCGGTATCTGAAAAGGCCCACCGTAATCTTTGCGCTGACGTGGTTCTCTTCATTGACGTCCTGTGCGACACCGATAAGCAACCGGTATTCAGCGTCGATGAAGATGAGCAGGTGCGTGAAATTTACGGCCCCGTTCATTCCCGTCTGCTGAAACAGGCGCTGGACCTCATTAATAACGCGGAAGAAGCGCGGGAAAAGTCGCAACCCCCGGCGTAAAGTTCCTGATGTCGCTTGCGCTCCGCATGGGGCGCACGCTTTCAGAGCTTCGGCAGAACATGACGGCGAGCGAGCTTCTGATGTGGATTGAGTTCGACAGGCAAAGTCCCGTTGGCGATATTCGCGGTGACATTCAGGCCGCCCAGATAGTCTCTGCCGTTTATGGTTCTCAGGGGGTCAAAGTGCCGCTGGAAGATGCAATCCTGCGCTGGGATGATGACAAGAAATCAGCACCTGAAGATCCCTTTGCTGGTCTTGAGGCTGCACTTACTGCCGCAACGCAGTGACTTTTGACCCAGATAATATTAGGATTCTTAGACTTATAATACTGGGGAACCTAAATGGAAATTTTACTAGTTTCAATTGTGATAGGCTTAATTCCAGCCTTAATTGCTCAAAGCAAAGGGCGATCTTTCTTTGCATGGTGGGTGTATGGTGCTCTGCTGTTTATAATTGCTTTTGTGCATTCTCTGGTAATAAAGAAGGATGTTGCGGCAGAAGAAAAAGACTTAATTGAAAACGATGGCATGAAGAAGTGCCCATTCTGCGCAGAGTTAATCAAAAACGAAGCTATTAAATGTAAACACTGTGGTAGTGATTTAGCAGTCGATTCCCCACCGGTTAAGACTGATGAAGAATACCTCGAAGAAGCCAGGCAAAAGGTCTGGAAATAAAAAAAATAAAACCGCTTCGGCGGTTTTTTTACGTCTGGAGTTAGAATAAATGGCAACTTTACGTGAGTTAATAATCAAAATTTCCGCTAACTCGCAATCATTCCAGACGGAAATTTCCCGCGCCTCGCGCATGGGGCAGGACTATTACCGCACCATGCAAAATGGCGGTCGGCAGGCCACAGCAGCATCGCGTGAAAGCGAAAGAGCATTATCCGATCTTACTGATGGTTTTGCATCGGCAGGAAGGGCTGCTGCCGCCGCTACGGCAGCTTTTGCGACTGGCAAACTTGTGCAGATTGCAGATGAGTGGAATTCTGTAAATGCGCGCCTTAAGCAGGCATCTTCTTCTGCTGATGATTTTGCAGTCTCTCAGCGCCAGTTAATGGAAATCAGCCAGCGAACCGGAACGGCATTTTCCGATAACGCAAACCTTTTTTCACGCGCAGCAGCTTCCATGCGCGAATACGGGTATAGCTCTGATGAAGTCCTGAAAATTACCGAGGCTGTTTCAACCGGCCTCAAACTTTCAGGAGCAAATACCCAGGAAGCAAGTTCTGTTATCACACAATTCAGCCAGGCGCTTGCACAGGGAGTTCTTCGCGGCGAAGAATTCAACGCCGTTAACGAAGCAGGTGATCGTGTCATCCGTGCACTTGCCGCCGGAATGGGCGTGGCCCGCAGAGACCTGAGGAGCATGGCTGCCCGG